CTGGTCTGCGTGGATCCTGGCTCCGGGCCGCCGACCTGGACGAAGGCGTTGCCCTGGCCGAAACCGGCCTGCTTCTGGAGCTCGGAAACACCTGAGAGCGCGGAGATAGCGCGCTTGATAAACAACGAATTGGGCTTGAGGGGAACGTCCTCCTCGGTGAGCTCCGGGAAGCGGCGCACCAGCGCCTCGCGCCCCTGGGTGTATTGCTGCTGCGCCTGCTCCGGTGCAACACCCGGAGTCTGCGAACCGGCGAACCCGGTAGCGAAACGCCCGACCGCCATCAGCCGCGTATTGAAGGCATTGAGATCCATGCTGCGCTTCTTGGCCTGGGCCTCGAGCACACTGGTCAGCCGGGCCGGGTCGTGAAGGGCGAGCTCGCGGAAGGCGCCGGGCCTGTCGGCTCGAATGTCGTCGAGAATCCGGGCGGTCTCCTTTTCCGACGCCACCCCGCGCTCCTCTCTCCCGAGGGTGAAGGCGTTGAGCTCAACCTCCTGGCGCTGCTTCTCCACGCGCCCGGGCTGGAGCTCCTCCGCGCGACGATTGGCGGCGAGTGAATTGCGGGCCCGAACGATGCCGAACACATTCGGGAAGTCAGACGACGACACTCCGCTGGCCATCAGGTGGCCCCTCCGAATGCTCCGGCAAGACCACCACCACCACCGCCGGCGCCCGACGCGATAGCTTCGCTCGAGGTCTTGAAGAACCCGGCCAGTGCGTCACCGCGGCGCCGGCGTGCTTCATTCTCGATGCGCCCGATCTCCGATTGCTGTTGCGCAACATTCTGGCCGGTCCCGAGAATCGTATTGACGTTGCGCCCGGTGGTTTTCGAGCGTTCGCTCACCAGTTGGTCGGTGGCCACTTGTCCGGTATTCGAGAGCGCCAGGAGCCGATTGAATCGGTTGCCCTGGGTCGTCTGGAATCGGTTGAACGCCCGGTCGAACTCGTTGGTGGCTTCGCCCTGGTTGAAGCGCGTGAGCTCCTTGCCGGCGCGACCCGATGTGGCGAGCCCGCGAGAACTCAGGAAGTTGTTGATGCCCTTCTCGCCCTGCTCGATGCGGAACTGGAAACCCGGATCGGCCTCGAAGTCCTCGGCACTGAACGGGCGCGTCAGTTCGTCAATCTCCTCCCCGAGCGTGGTGATGGATTCCTGGCCGACTTCGACGAACGGGCGGAGCTGCTCCTCGATGTACTCGAAGCCTTCCTCGGATTCCTTGAGCGCCTTATCCTCGGCCGCGAGCGCGATAGCCTGGGCCCGCTGCTCATTGATGGTGGAGCCGGCACTCCCCGCCTTGGAGGCGGCCACCAGGGCGGCGCCGACAACGACGGCGGCTACTACTACGACTGGCATAATATTCTCCCCATGAGGTACTGGTCCCGAAGCTGTCCGTCTTTCAGTAGCGATGCGTGGGATACGCCTTCGACACCAAAGCCGCACGCCTTGGCATAAAGGTAGACGTGCCGCGCTTCGACTTCGACCCAGGTGATGAGTTTGCGCGCCGGCGTATTCAAGGCCATCCAGTCACACGCGAGCCGACACCCGGCGATAGCGTGCTTGCCCCGGAACGGTTTCAGTATCCCGGTGTGCCACTCGAACATGATCGAGTTGCTGGGTGTGACGATGAAGATCCCCATCGGCTCGTCGTTGAGCCACGGCACCAGGTAATAAACCGAATCGTGGAAGGTCGGCACAAAGTCCGCCGCCTCGCCGGTACCGTCATCGCTGCCCTCGGCCCACACGCTCTCATCGGTGAGGAGCGAGGCGACCAGAGCCGGATCGTGGGTTCTGCTGACTTCAATCACGGGACGAATACCAGGATCCGGTAGGCAGCGCCGGCGCCAAGGAGGATCGCGCCGGCGGTCGGGTTAGTAGCGCGCACGGTGACGGTATCAGGCGCGCTCACATAGCCGTCGAACAGCATGGCGCCTGGCGAGGAGACCGTGGTCACGATGACGGCCGAGCCGACCAGGGCGCCGCTGACCGTGACGAGCTTCTCGACCATGCCTTGCGCCGGCACATTGCCGAACGCGAGGGTGATGGTGACGGTAAATTCATCTGCCAGTCCACGCAATGCGCGCTCCACTTGGCTCTGCCAGGTACCGAATACACGCGGCTCGAGCTCGGTGCCTTTCCGCGGGCTCGAAATTGTGTTCCCCATCAGCTTGCCTTGAGCTCCATGCCGACAATCACGCGCTTCACGGGATCGGTGACGGTGAGCTCGTACACGCGGTCCCGTGCCCGACCGAGAGATCGCCAGATAGCGCGAGCACGCCTTTTGCCAATCTTGCCGATGCTCCGCCAGTATTCATTGCTCCAGGTGCCGCCGCCGTCATTCGACCAACGCAGCATCGCCTGGGGGTCGGAGCCCTGGCCGTCGGCGAGACCGACGCCGGCCTCGAACACGATTTGGAGTGAAGCGTGACCGATCTCCCGCTCCGAGTCGTGGATATGATAGCCGCGCGCTTTCAGGTGGATCTCCTCACCGGCATCGTCGAACAAACCGGCGGCCTGCTCCCATAGGTTGCCGGTGGTGTAGTCGCTGACCAGGTGCTTGTTGAGAAAATAGATATGGTGCTGAGGGACGAAGCGTGCGCCGGCGCCGGTCTTGAGCTCATGCCATTCCTTCTCACGCACATCGTAGGCGAACGCCTGCTTGCCCGTGGGAAAACTCAGCACATAGAACTCACGTCCCCGGTCCACCATCACCCAGGCAATGGCATCGGTGGACAGCGAGTAGCCGGCGATGGCCTCCTCGATAGCCTCGTTGCTGATGCGAACGGGTTGATAGTTGACGAAGCTGATCACCTGGATGGCGCCGTGGTCATCAACGGCCAGGCATACCAGCGTATCGGCGTAGCGCGAGACACTCCACGGCGCGTGGACGCCCCACTGGATCTTGGCGCCCTGGAGACGCTCAAAGGTGAAGTCCGTTTGCCCGGTGTTTTGCCACACTTCCGTCGAGCGGTCCCCAAACAGCCAGAGCTCCCCGTGGTCGGCCACGACGTTGCGCAGCTTGTCCGGGTCCGACTCGGCGCTGGCGAAGTCCAGCCCATTCCAGGCGGCGCCGTCTTTGAGCGAGCTCACGTACCACTGATCGGTGCCCTCATCGTTGACGATGAAAAACCCATCGAGGTAAGTCACATGGCTCGGGCGCGAGGGGAAGTCCGGGTCGGTGATGCGGGCGAGCTCGCCGCCCTCCTTGATGGCGACGACGGCCGGGGCCGCCAGTGTGATGGTGAGCTCGAGCGCCGGCACGTCGACGGTGGTTGACGTCATTACCGAAGGGGTCTGCAGCGCCAGGGGCAGGATGAGGAGCGGCGTCTCGAGGGTGATGGCGCCGAGTTCCACGCCGGGGAAAATGTAGCCGTTGGCGCCGTCGACGATCATGAGCTGGGTGCCGTTGTCGTCCATCGACACAAAGCCGGATTCGGTCAACAGCAGGCCGGCGACGAAGCTCACACCGTCCGGGCGGATAACCTCGAGCCTGTCCTGGAACACGGCATAAGCGCGGTTCCCGAACTGGTGAACGCCGCGGGCCGGGCGCTCGCCCCAGTTGCCGAACGGTTTGAGCCCTTGGCGCCCGTAGATGGCACGCACGCTCTTGGCGTTGCGGTTGGTCGCCGTCTCAATGTAGCAATTCACCAGCGTCTCGGTGTCGACGGCGAATGACTTGCCTTGCTTGAAGCCGGCGGCGAACGGCAGGAGCATGGCGCTACCCCTCGTTGATGTTGTAGCGACCGCGCCGGCGGTTCGCCTGGAAGTCGACCAGCGTCCGGTCGAACTCGGTATCCGGGACCACCATGTACTCGGCAATCAACTGGCGCTTCGCCCGGTCGGCCTGGGCGATGGTGATGCCATCGACCACTTTCTCGTGCTCCGACGCGAGCTCCAGAGCTAACAACAAACGCAGCCCTCGGATGTGGGAGTCCGGGAGCTGTATCTCAGAGTCGAGCGTGAGATCGGTGTGGCCGATGTGGATGCCGTCGGTCTCCCAGGAGTGAAGGAGCTCGTTCAACGTAATGAGCCCGTCCTCGGCCTCCTCGGCCGTTGCCACTTCACCGCGGGCAACCACGTTGATCTTGCGCATCGAGCGCGTGATCAGGTCTCGCGCGATGATGCTCATGGGCTACTCGAGCTCGTCCTCGCCTTCCTGCTTCTCGGCCGCGTCCTCACCCTGATCGGGATTGACCTTGCCGGGATCCTTGCCGGCGGGATTCTGCTGCTCCTGGGTGCCGGTCGTGGCGTGGCTCGTATCTGGAGCTGCCTTCTTTGGTTTCGCTGCCATCGTGGTGCCCTCTTGTCAGATTGAGAAAAACCCCCGGCCCGAAGGCCGGGGTAAATGGTCTCCAAGGGAGGAGGAGATCAGACCGTTGTCCAGTACCTCACGGCGAGGTCCGGGTAGATGGCTTTCCATCCGTAGAGGATGTCGAGCCGGATGGCCTCGCTGTCCGTTGCGATGTCGTAGGCCCGGATCACGCGGATACTGAGACCCTTGTGCGTGGCCCGCGCTTTGAACACCGCGCCGAGCGGCATGATGAGCGGCACCGTCACCAGGGCGAAGGCGTTGCGGTGGAATCCCAAGTGTTGGGCGTAGCTCGTCACCGTGGCACCCAGGAGCGTGATGCCCGCGTCGTCGGCAGGCGCGGCCGAGACCGTCTGGTAGGGGCCCGAGTCGATGATTGCCGGGCTGATGGTGATGGTGGCGGGGCCGGTGGAGGCGCCGGAGTTGGCGTCGGCCAGTACCGTGAACTGCTGCAGATAGCCGAGATCCTGCTTCGCGCCCTCCCCCGGAATCGGATTGACGGCGTTGACGCCGTCAATGGTGAACACATCACCAGCTACAACAATCGGGGTGAGGCTGTTCGTCCACGCTTGCGTGACGATGGTCTGACTGTTGGTGTTCTTGGACGCCGCGTAGGTGACGTCCTGGTCAGCACCATCGACGGTCGGCGTGCCGGTTCCCACGCCGTTGGTGTGGGTCGCCACGTTCTGATCCATGTAAATGTCGATGTCGTCGACGATGTTGACGCGCCCACGGGTCCACGCCTCACTCACGAGCCGCTCCTGCAACAGAGCTGCCTGGCCACCGGCCATCGAGTGAGTCATGTTGGATTTGCCGATCAGCCGACGCCGGTCCCGGTTGTTCGAGCCCGAGGGCGGGATCGCCATCTCGTCCATGCGGATGCCGAGGATCGCGAACTCAGCGAAGGTGTCGGGCTTCACGAACGAGCCGTTAGACACCGAGCTCCACACCTGGTCGTAGAGGGCGAGCCCCTCCTTGTCGACCGTCTGCGCGAGGGTAATCATCGCGGGCGTGATGTAACGCTCGCTGTACTGCTCGATGGTCATGGTGAGGTCGATGCTCGAGAACTCCCAGCCGACGTGCTTCTGGCTGGATACGGTGATCGACGTGTTGGCTTCCTCGACGTCCTGCTTGACCAGCGTGGCCCCGTCGGACGTGACGAACTTGACGGGCTTTCGGATATTGACCGATTGCCCTACTTTGACGAACTCCTCGCGGTATTCACGATGGACCTGGTTCGCCATCTGGAGATTGTTTTCCAACTGAAACAGCGCCTCCTGGGCGATGATCGTTGGAGTGATAAGCGCATTTGAGACTGCCATGAGAAAGTGCTCCGTGGTTCATGGAACTACCCTCTCGCCGCCATCTGCTTGCGTCGGATCGCGCGGTACTCCTCGGGGCTGGCATTGTCGAGTTCGACCTGCCTGCCTTGAGCACCGCCGCCTTCGGTTCCGCTGATGGGTGGAGGGGCGTTCGAGACTGTCGGTGCCACGTTCGCCGCCTCACTCGCGGGGGGTCGGCTGCCATTCCCTGTCGGCTTGTTCGCCGCGACGGCCTTGACGGCTATCTTGGCGAGCTCCCGAGCTACGGCAGTCTCTCCCTTCACGGTTGCGATGCGCTTCGCTTCGTCCGGGTGTTTGCCGAGATAGTACAAGGTCTCGGCGCCTTCTTCGTTCATGTCAATGAGCTGGTCGGTCATCATCTGGTTGACCTTGAGCTTGTCGGCGTAAGCGACCTCCTCGAAATCGTTGTATTTGTCGCTCACTTCTCCCCAGCTGGCCGGGATCGGCGGCGGGGCGGTGCCGGCGCCACCCTTGTCGGGCGACTGCTCGGCAACCTGCTGGGCCGCCAGATACTTAGCCTTGGCCTCGGCGTACTCATCCCACGATGCGAAATCGTCGGACACGGGCTCCTCGGCGGGCTCTGCCTTCGCTGCCTCCTGGGCGGTGCGTTCCAGTTCAGTGATGCGATCACGCGCCTCGGCGAGCTCCTTCTGTAGCCGGGCTGTTTTCCTCGCGCGCCGACTCTTGGGGCGCTTGTCCCCGTCGGTCGACTCACCGCCTTCATCCGCAACGCCAGCCGACGCCTCGCTCGAGCTCCCATCATCGGCCGATGATGGTGTCGATTCATCGTCGTCGGCATCGCCTTCCCCGTCGTCGTCGTCGCCGTCGCTCTCGTCGGGTGCGCGCTTGGATTCCAGTGGTGTCGCTTCGGGCGCCTGTAGTGCCGGTTCCTCCGTTACTACATGGCTCCGCGTATCGTATCCACGGGTCTCGCTTGCCCGCGCCACCAGCTCGTCATCCTCGGTTTCGCTTGCCGAGATTTGATCGCGAGTCAATGGCTCCGGTGGCTTCGGTTCCGTATCAGGCGTCGGGGTTGGTTCAGTTGGCACGTCTTTACTCCCTCGGTGGGATTTTAGTCGAGCCGCGCCGATTGTCCACGCCTAAGGGCTTGAGCAGATGCGGGCGCCGGTCGCCGTGAGCGAACCTGGCGACAACGCGGCGGCGGATTAAACGGTGACACACCTGGCAATAGATGTCGTCGGTGACACACTGGCCGATGCCGTCGACGCCGATGGCACGCGGGTAGCGCACCAGGCGGTGAAGCCCCAGCCGGCAGGCGAGATCGCGGTGGCGGTCGGCGGCCTGGGCAATCATCCGGCAACGGCGCCAGCCGGCACGTTGTCGAGCGGCAATCCTTGGGCGGCGGATTCCGCGGTCTGCGCGGCAATCATTTCGGCCACGGTCACGTTGATGAGCTCCACCAGGGCCTCGCGGTCGAGACCGGCCTCCTTCATCAGTTCCATGAGCTTGATCTTCTCCTGGGCTTCCTTCGCTTCCGCCGTGACCACCTTGGCCTCGGCCGTGGCGAGCTCGGCCTCGGCAAGCACCGCGGCGGTCTTTTGCTCGGGCGACGGTGGCCGGGGCTCACCCTCGTCGCCGCGCTCGCCCTCGAGGAGCTCCTCGGGGATGGTGCGGCGCAGGCGCTCGGCCATCATCTTGGCGCCGGGGAAGTCGAGATTGCCGGCAACCAGATCGCGCACCAGGGGCGCAGCGTCCGGGTCGCGCTCGAGGTAGGCGAGCACGCCGGCGACGGCGGCCTGGCGTTGGCTCGAGAAGCTGGGCCCGACCTTGACGTTGACGCCGAAGCGCCCGCCTCGGAGATCGTTGATGAGCGTCTCCTCGCCTGTCTCCTCGTCCGTCACCGGCGCAAAGAGCTCGAGAAAGTCCTCGCTCTCGTCCTCGTGGAGCAGGCGCACCACGCGCTGAGTGTCGTAGACCCTCGGGATCATGTCGACCAGGATGCGCGCGGTATGCCGGATCCCTCGCGCCAGGTTGTCGGTATAGGTGAAGGTATTCGTGTTGGTCGTCTGCCGGAGCTGGGCGATGGCCACGCCCGACTGCTTGGCCGTGTCGGGGTCGCCGATGGAGGCGCCGAACTGCGCAACCGTGGCCCTGATGTCGTTGTCGGCGGCGATGGTCTCCTGGACGAACGCCGGCGAGAGCTCCGGGGGGCGATCCCGCTGGGGGGCATTGAGCCCCGGCACCGCGTTGTAGAGCAGCACGGACTTGTTGCCCTGGTTCGCCTCACCCCACTCGCTGAGGTGATCCTCCACTTGCTCGGCGGCGGCGATGTAGGGGGCTTTCGGCTGCAGCGCGGCGAGCTCCGTGGTCGCGGTTCGCCAGTAGTTGTAAGCCCGCTGGGCGTCCTTGGCATGGCGCACGATGCCGCGCGTCTTGATGCGCCCGGAGACGGCGAGCTCCTTGCCCGTCACCATCACCACCGGCACCCATTGGCACGGAAACTCGACCGGGCCCTCGAGAATGCGGGTACCGCCCACGCGATACCATTCGACCTTGTGGGAGCGCACGGTGCGGCGTTTGAGGATTTCGAGGCCGCTGTCGAGGAGCTCGTCCATGACGTTGGCCTGCCTGCCTGAATCGACCACCTTGCCGTCAGAGAATTGAACCAGTTTGCGCTCCACCGGGATGCGCCGGAAATACTCGGCCACCGCCACATGGTCGTCGGTCTGCCGGAACCAGTTCACCCAGGGCGCCAGGAACTCGTTGTTGAGATCGCCGGCTGGGAACTTCCCCGGGTAGCGCAGATTGAACTCCTTGCGCTCCATCCAATCCATGATGAAGCACCAATTCATGTCAGAGCGATCAGCCTTGTGCGCGCTCGGGTCCGGGACCACAAGGGTCGGGTCCATGAGGCGCTCGACACCGATAGCCTGCTCAAACATATCGTCGTCGACATATTCGGTACGCACGACCCAGTACCCCAGCCCGCCGGCATAGACGGTCTCGAGCGCGGTGTCGTAGGCGTCCTGGGCGCTGGATTGCATTTCGATGTCGCGGATGAGCGCCTCGAAGGCGTCGGCCCGGCTCATCTGCTTGCCGGCCTTGGTGGTCATGTCCTCATTGCCGACGTTGCTGGTGGCGGTGATGTTGATGCTGATCTTGTTCTGGCGACTCTCGCCGATGGCCTGGTCGACGAACGCCGGCAGCTTGTTGATGGTGAGCATGGGACGCTCGGTGCCGCGCAAGCTCTTGGCCTCCTCGCTCCACTGGCCTTCGCCATCGAGGAACCGCACATCCTCGCGGTACTCGTTGAGGTTCGCCCGCATGCCATCGAGGCCGATGTCGAGGCGCCGGCGGGCTTCGGCGGTGAGCTCGTTCTCCCCGTCAGTGATCGGTTGAAAGTGCGCGCCGCTCTCGAAGGTGACGACCTCAGATTTGTCTACTGCCATTGTCAGGTTCCCATCCAGTCGCCGGCAGCGGGGGGTGCCGAGCGTTTCTTGCGGCCCATCCGGCGCCGCAGCCAGTTAAACCGTTTTGCAAACTCGCCGAACGCATCGGCGCCATCGCTCGCCCAGTCGTGCTCCGGGCGATCACTCCAGGCGCGCATCTTGTCGTTCCACTTCTTGTGGTAGGTCCACAGGGCGTCGAGGCCCACCTGGCAGGTTGCTTTGTGGAAGCGACACGCCGGCAGCGCCACGCGCACCGCCTCGATGGTCTCGTCCTTGCTCTGGACGCGGGGGTTGACCACGAACTTGATGCCGAACTTCTTCGCGCGGGCATTCTTCGATTCGCCGACCGTCCACTCGCCGCCCTCAATGTCGTGGGGTGCAATGTGCTCCCCGTAAAGATAGCCCTTTTCCAGCGCGCGCGATTGAATGGCGCGGGCGTAATGCGCCAGGCCCTCGCCCTCGGCCTGATAGTAGTCGATGAAGTGCACCGCGTTCGAGAACGGCACCAGCTGAAAAAACCAGATTGCGGTCGAATCCCCGAAGCCGATGTCCCATGCCGTGTGCACGGGCAGCACCGTGTCGTGGGGAAAGTTGCCAATGTGGCCGGCGGCCTCGAGCTTGGCGAGCTCCTTGGCGTAGTAGGCGCCCTCGGTTGGCGCGGTGAACGAACAGTAATACTCCTGCTCGATCATGGCCTCGCTCATCCCCTCATCGCGCTCCTCCTGGATGGCGGCGGCGTCGAGCTCGTGGGTCTCGCGGATGCTCGAGATTTCCGCGTAGTACCGCGGATTGCCCTCGGCCTGCAGGCGCGTGAACGTGTCGAACGTGGTCTTGCCGTGGTTGCGGCCGAAGGGGGTGTAAATCCAGATCGCCCAGCCGCCGTTTTCCCGCAGGATGGGACGCAGATACGCCCAGGCCGCGGGGTTGGCGCGCTGCCACTCGGAGAACACGATGCCGACCGGGTTGGCGCCAAGCAAACTCTCGAAGTGGTCGCTCCCCACACACTGGTATATCGAGCCGTTGACGAGCTCGATCTTCATCTCGGTTTTGTTCGCCTGCCCCTTGCGGATGGCATGCGGGAACGCCTGGTCGATACGCCGGTGGCCACGCTTGTTGATGGAATCCCACACCACCTTGCGCGCCTGGGTGGCCGCCGGGAGCATGTGCCAATAGGTGCCGACCCGGTTAAACGACTCGTGGGCAATGAAGTTCATCGCCACGTCGTCTTTCCCCCAGCGACGGTGAGCGACTTCACACGCACGTTTCCCCCGCGCACCGCCCGCCGCCATGAATTGCCAGAGCGGCAGTTGATACCACCGGGGATCCCAATCGTTGGGGATCTCTATTTCACAATCTCCAGGTGAGGTTTGACCGCCGACTCGTAATTTTTCAACGTCACGGTCAGCGGCGCATCCTCGGTGCCGGCGATCTCCACCCGGTCACGCCAGCCAAAGCGGTTTTTCATGTTGAAAATCCAGAAGGCCGGCGGGCCGTGCGCCACCTTGCCCATCATGGCGAGGCGCCCGTAGCGCATCCACCAGGCTTCGGAGAGCTCGCGGCCGAGCTCCACGGCCTGGGCGAACGGACGGTGATACTGCTTGGACTTGGGATCACACCAGTCGTAGACCGTCTGCCGGCTCACCCGGAGATAGTGCGCGAGCTCCTTGATGCCGGCACCGTTCGCCATGTGCCTGAGCACCTGGTCGGGCATGGCGCGGTTGTAGCGTGGCCGGCGCGCTATAGCCCGCGCATCACACTACCCGGGAGTCTGTCCGGGTAATCCCGGTCGTACTCTCGCATGACGCCCTCCGTCACGGCGCGCGCTTGCCCTGGGCCCGCCAGGAAGCGGTGATATTTCGCTTCCGGGAACTCGAGGGTGACGGCGAATTGACCGTGAATGTCTGAGAAAACGGAGCGTGTCACGCGCGCGAGATCCTGAACTCCGTGCATCTGGAGAGCGGCCTCAATCGCGCGTTTCACAGGGATCGACGCACCCAGCGAGGAGCCGGATGGTCCTGTAACGACGTTAGAAATTTCCACCTGGTCGTACCGTGAGCTCTACTGCCGGCTCGGTCTCGTGAGTGTGGCCCGAAGTATCGAGCATTTTGCACCGTATGGCGTAACGGATCTTGGCGCCGATGGCCGGCGCGGTGATGTCGACGACGGTCCTGGTGCCCTGCACCCGAAGGTTCGAGAACGTCGGGCCGGCGGGTTCCGTAGCCCAAGCAACGGTGCAAATCCTGGCACCGCGCAGCGGCGCTCGCCACTCGAGGAAGTGTTCGCGGAGCTCGTTGGAGCTCATGTCGCTCCACACGCGCGGTCTTGGGGTTGCCATGTTAAGTCCTCATCAACGTCAAGGGATCCACCATACGTCGAACTCGAAGGGGAAACTTGCGCAATGCGTCCCGATAGCGGTCTCAATCAGTTCATCGGTCGCCGTGAGCCGGATATTGAGCGTGAGGTCTGTTGGCGTTGTTTCGTCATCACGAGGGGTTCCAGTTACCTCCCACTTGAATATTGTATAGCCGTCGGGCGTTGGGAAAGCACCACCCGGCCCCGGGCCACATCCACTGGTTGCATCCGGGTACGTCGGAGTGTCGATGAACTGCACGCTTACAAATCCATCCAAAGTCTCCCATACCTCACCCCCGGACATCGCTTCCACATAGGTCAATGACCAGTCGCGCTCCTGCGTCCGATCACCGAAATCGAAAAGTGGAATCGAATGATCGGACCCGGGGAAACGGATAGATTCGTAAGTGAATCCCCCGCTCGGCACTTCTCCCGGTGGCGTGTCCGGGTTCTCAAATGACGGCACGAGCAACACCAGACTGAGGATCTTGGTCGGCACTTCGAGCAGCGGGCAATTCATCAACAGCTCCCCGTCGTAGGCACCGCCAGGCGTGACGCGGAGCTCGATGGGGGGCTCGGTCTCGTGGATGAAGCCCGCAGAGTCGGTCAACTTGCAGCGCACCAAGTAGTCGATGGGGTGAGTAGTGGCCGGGTGGCTGATGTCGACGAGGGTGCGATCCCCGGCAATGGTCAGGCTGGTGAAGGTCAGGCCCGAGGGCTCGGATGCCCAGCCAACGGAGCCCGGGGCGATCGTCGCTCCTTTGAGCGGCCCCCGCCAATCGAGCTCGTGGGCCCGGAGCATCGAAGGCGTCAAATCCGCCCATCCCCGCGGTCGTGGTTCAGGCATTAGCCAGCCCTCGCCTGGGTCATGGTGCTGCCGGCGGTTGCAGTAATCATTTTCGATCCGATGGCACCGTCGAGCATCGTCGAACCGACCGATATTGAAAGCAGCGCAACCCCATCACCGGCCGAGGTAGGCACACCGACGTCGGCAACCGGCGGGAACAGGACCAGGTTGAACGTCTTGAGCGCCGCCTCCACGACCACCAGGTTCGGATCGGCGACCACGCTTGGCGCGAACAGCTCGAGCGTGAGCGTGCGCAGCGGGGTTTCGACCAGGGCGCCCGTGGCGACCGTCGGCGTGAGGAGGGTGATCGTCTTGGTGAGCAGCGGCGCCTCGAGCACCACGTCGTCGTTGGCCACCACCGCCGGCGTCAACAACGTGAGCGTCAGGGTGTGGAGCGGCGCCTCGACGACGAGCTCGATCTCGACCGTCGGCGCAAAGAGCTCGAGGGGGAACGATTTCAGCGGGGCAGCGATCCCGGCACCGGCCGCCACCGTGGGCTCGAGCAGGTTGAGGAAGAAGAAGAAAACGTCGGGCACCAGGATGGTGTGCGAGGGCGCGAACAGGGTCAGCGTCAGGGTGCGCAGCGGGGCCTCGACCACCGTGTTGGTGACGCCCGAGAACACGCTCGGTACATGCAGGGTGAGCGTTTTCGAGAGCAGCGGGACCGCGATGGCGCCCACGGTCGGGGCGAACAGCACCAGGCTCAGGGTGAGCGCCTGGGGCCTTATGGTGACGCCGCCGGCGCTGACCGTTGGCACCAGGAGCTCGAGCGGGAAACTCTTGAGTGGCGCGTCGACGCGGATGCCGGCGAGCGATGGCCCGAACAGGGTGAGCGTCAGCGTCTTGAGCGGGGCCTCGAGCTCCACCCCCTGGGCGGTTTCCACCGACGGCTCGAGCAGGGTCAGCGTCAGCGTGGCGAGCGGGGCCGTGACCAGCGCGCCGATCCCGACCGTCGGCGTTCCGAGCGAGAGCGTCAGGGTCTTGAGCGGGGCCGCTACCGTGACGCCGGTCTCGGCGGCGGGCTCGAGCAGGGTCAGCGTCAGGGTCTTGAGCGGGGCGTCGACGGTGACACCCGTGAACAAGGCCGGCGTCAGTAACGTCAATGTCAGGGTCTTGAGCGGGGCGCTGGCCGTGACGCCGGTGTGCACCGCCGGCGTCAACAGCGACAGCGTGAGCGTCTTGAGAGGCGCGGTCGCCGAAGCACCGCCGGCCACCGAGGGCACCAAGAGGGAAAGCGTCAGGGTACCCAGCGGCGCAACCACCGTGACGCCGGTGTGCACGACCGGCGTCAGCAAGGTCAACGTCAGCGTCTTGAGCGGCGCCTGGACGACAACACCGAAGCCCACGGCCGGGGTGAACAAAGTCAGCGTCAGCGTCTTGAGCGGCGCGGTCGCGGTGACGCCCGTGTGCACGTCGGGGGTCAACAGGGTGAGCGTGAGCCCCAGGGCCGGAGACGTCAGCGCCACCCCGATGGCCACCGAGCTGGGCGTGAGCAACGTGAGCGTCAGGGTGCGCAGCGGGGCCGCTACCGTCACACCGCTGGCTACCGTGGGCACCAGAAGCGTCAATGTCAGGGTCTTGAGCGGCACATCCACGGCCACCCCGAAATTGGTCGATGGCGTGAGCAGCGTCAGGGTGAGAGTGCGCAGCGGGGCGACCACCGTGACGCCGGTGTGCACGTCGGGGGCGAGCAATGTGAGCGTCAATCCGAGAGCCGGTGACGTCAGCGTGACGCCGATCCCCACCGAGCTGGGCGTCAGGTTGACCAGGGTCAGGGTGTCGAGCGGAGCCAACACGGTGACGCCGGTCTCGACCGCCGGCGTGAGCAGCGTGAGCGTCAGGGTGCGCAAGGGCGCATCGACCGCCACACCGAAGTTGGTCGATGGCGTGAACAGCACCAGGGTGAGGGTGAGCAGCGGCGAGCTCGTCGAGGCGCCAGTCTCGACGGCCGGCGTCAGCAAGGTGAGCGTCAGCGTGCGCAGCGGCGCCTCAAGCTCGACGCCGGTGGCCACGGAGCTCGGGGTGAGCAGCGTCAAGGTCAGCGTATTGAGCGGCACCACCACCGTGACGCCGGTCTCGAGGGCGGGCACCAAGAGGGTGAGCGTCAACGTGTTGAGCGGGGGGTCGACCGTGACGCCGGTATTCAGGGCCGGGGTCAGCAGCGTCAACGTGAGGGTTTGCAATGGCGAGGTCGCAGACACCCCTATTGCAACCCCTGGCGTCAGCAGCGTGAGCGTCAACGTGTGGAGCGGGGTATCGAGGGCGACCCCCGTGAGGACCGCCGGCGTCAACAACGTCAGGGTAAGGGTACGGAGCGGCGTGTCGACGGTGACGCCGGTGTGCACGGCGGGGGTGAGCAGCGTCAGGGTCAGAGTGGCCAGGGGCGTGTCGACCGTGACGCCGGTGTGCAGGGCCGGCGTGAGCAGGGTGAGCGTCAAGGTGCGCAGCGGCGCCTCGAGCTCGACGCCCGTCGCCAAGGAGCTCGGGGTCAAGAGCGTCAGGGTCAGAGTGCGCAGCGGCGCCTCAATGATTACTTCGGCGCCCTGGGCTACGTCGGTAAACGTCGGCGTGGAGGTGTAGGTTGCGAACGCCGTGCCGTCACCCTCGACCACGCGCAGCTTAATGTCGTCGAGTTCAAGCAGATCGGCGGAGATCAATAAAAACGAAACCTCGGCCTCGATAATGTCGCCGACCGTGAAGTCAACGGGGAGCTGGAATACGCCGGTGGACTCCTCGGCGGCGTTGTTGTTGGTGATGAGCGTGTCACCCCCACCCAGCAGTTTGACCGCGCAATCATCCCCATCCGCGTACCAGGCGGTCGCCCGGGTCTGGACGTTGCTCGAGCTCGCCGTCACGTCTTGCCAGGCGTCGGCGTTCTTCTGCGATTGCCATTTGAACGATGGCGTGGTGGCGGTGCCCTCCGTGATTTTTATCTGCACGCGGGCCCGCAGGGGCACGTCGGAGCTCACATCCTGGCCGGTGATGGCCGTGTCTACCGCCGCCGCCCAGGTCGCGCCCCGGTTCGTGTTCGGGGTCAACAGCGTCAGCGTGAGAGTGCCGAGCGGCGCGTCGACGGTGACGCCGGTGTGCAGGGCCGGCGTGAACAGCGTGAGGGTGAGGGTGAGGAGTGGCGTCTCCACCGGCGGCGTCGGATTTTGGAACGCAGGGGTGAAAAGGGTGAGCGTGAGCGTGCGGAGCGGCGTGTCGACGGTGACGCCGGTGTGCAGGGCAGGGGTGAAAAGGGTGAGCGTGAGAGTGCGGAGCGGCGTCTCCACCGGCGTCATCGCGACAGATTCCTTTTCTGCCTCGGTACGGAGCGAGCCGTCCTGGGCGCTGCCGGTGCCTTTTTCGGTCTCGGTGCGAAGTGCCCCGTTTTGAATCGGGTCAGGCATTGGGCTCTCTACACGCGATCAACCGCCGTCACTTCTGGCGAGCCGTCGCTGAGATCGTTGGTATCGTCTTTGAAAAAGAGCAGAAAATACTTGAACCCGCTGGCGATCCCCTCCTGGAGACTATAGGTGCCATCGGAACCGCTCGAGATGAGCTGCGCAACGGGAGGGCCAACAGGCTTCGGCGGCGATCCCTCATCGGACAAGTAAGCCGTCACCTGGACGCTCACAACAGCGGAGCCTCTATCGGCGTCCTTTGTCGTGCCGTCGATCTTGCCGGCCACGACCACGGTGAGGTGCCCCGCCCCCGTGCCGATAATTCCGTCAACAACGGTGACGACTGCAAACTCGTACTCGTCGCCATTGATAACATCCGCGTTGGTGATGTCGATTGCCCAATGCTGTTCGTAGAGAACATCATCGTCCACCGTTTGAGTAAGATTGCCTCGGTTTACGTGCTCGTCGCTGTTGGCGTCGTAAACGGTCCAGCCCTTGCCGGTGCAATTCACCTTGGATGAATCGGATAGTTCAGCGGAAACCAGCGCAGTCCCATCCACCATTTGCGCCGATGAGGCAGCAAGCCGGATTTCCCCACTCGAGGTCAGATCAGTCCAGCTCCCATCATCGGTTATATTCCGCCACACAATTTGGAATGTGGCGTTCGTGGCGATGGTCATGTCGTCGCCGTCGTAGTTGACGCAGAGGATCAGCTGCTCCGCATCATGGAATTGCTGGTCGGTGTCTCTATCCCCGCGCCAATTACGGGTAGCCCCACCCGCCTCATCGAGCCCGAAGCGCATGTAGTTGTAGCAACCACCAGCGGCAATGAGCTCAGTCATGGCGTTGGGTTCCCGCCTAAATCGGAAATCCGCTCATACTCCTGGACCCGGCATAAGAAGATGATGTGATTCTTCCTCCCCGGATTGTGCCCGCGCGTTCGGTGCATCTCCTTGTACTCCGCGAGCTTCGCTCTTGCCTGGGGGAGTGTCGTACCAGGCGGAAGATGATCGAACTGCCTGGACTCGTATCCGTAGTCATCTCGATCACAGTGATCGCAGTCGTCCAGGGGCACGATTTTCCACGACACCAACATCCATTCCACGTCATCCGGGTCAACCGCATCGGGAAAATCGTTGTCGTCCCAGCTCATCAGAGCGGCGCCGTCAGATCGCCATCGTCGTTGCGGAAACGAGAAACGGCCTGCTGGTACACGAATCCCGCGGGAAGAAAGTAGGTCCGGTTCCGCTTCGCAAGATGCAGTCTGCTCGTGGTGATCGAGGGGTGGTTGAATATCTCCGGATTGCCCACCATCGTTCCACCGAGCCGCCCGCCCGACATATCGGCCTCAGTCACTCCATCGCCCTCCACGAGAAATTGCCACCAAAGCGCCAGCGTGGGATCTTCTCCAGGGATGTCAGCATGGAGAGGCAGCCCTGACCGACAACCGTCGATCTCCATGTCGGTCAGGGCCCTCGCATTGTAGATACGGAAATCCGCCAACACTCCATCGTGTTGAGATTCCTCGGCGAGCACGTCCGTCGCTCCGACATACAGTTCGTCTCCTAAATCCCCCCCTGCTCCTGGGTCAGTGGTGTCACTGGCTATTCCTTCGGCGTCCTTGATGATTTCCATTTCGTGAGTGCTGTTCGTGTAGCGAACCGCCCAATGCGACCACACGTCATGCGTCACCGATCCATCCGGGGCATCCAACACCAACTCCCCTGAGCCGAAATCGTAGATCACTTGGAAGTGTTCATTCCCGGGACCCGCATTAGTGACTTGCTGAAAAATTACCTCTCCCGCATCACCCGAAACCAAAAAAATTGCGCCGCCGTCAAACGGTGCACCATCCCCGCCTACACCAAACGGAAGGGCCCAGGCCATGATTGTAAAATCATCATCCGAATTGAGCTGCAAATCACTCGATAAATTGTGAACGACTTGCGCCTGTTCAAACAAGAGGCCCATCGCTACAGCAGCCCGCCTCGCTTCAACGCGACGTAGGCGAAAAGGAGGATTTTCGCCGCCGCCGACGTGTTCGCCTTGTAGGGCTCGGACAGCACCGAAATGTAGTCGGCCTGGTTCGCCTCGATCCAATCCTCCGTTTCCTGGACGGCGAGCTCGAGGTCGGAGAGATTGAGATTCTTCGATTCCTTGAGCTTCTTGACTACGTACCGGCGCCAAGGGCGAACAATCGCTTTGATTTCCGCGCGGTCGAGAATTGCCATCAGCTCCTCCTCCTAAACAAAGATGATCGACGGGAACAAGGCCGATTCGCCAAGAACGTCGGTGTCGAGATCGTCAATCCGCAGCGCCATGACGATGATTTCGCCCGCCGTGATTGTTTCGTCGTCCATTGTCCAGCGCGCTTCGAGGTACTTGTCATCGTCGGCCGTTTCCCAGGTGAAAGTGGCATTGCCACTTCCAGCTCCACCGACACGAGCATCGGGGTTCGGGCCCATCACATTGAGCGTCACGCTGGAAGGATCTTCATCCATCGCTACCGATGCCCACGAGGGATCGACAGACAAATCTCCCGATTCGATACTGTTCAGCACAAGGAGACGTAGGTTTGCGACTCCTGCCGGCAAGACAGTCGGCATCATAAACCGCAACCCCCAAACGCGATCCGCTCCCAAGTCAGGGGCAGAAGCTACGCCAAGCCCCTCCTCGGAAGGGGCCGCGTTCGAGCCTTGCCCGACCCACATTATCGGGAAAACCTCGCCGCTGGTGCCCTCCGGGAAAACTGCATGCGGCCAAATCACTTCACCTGTCATGGTCTTGCGCCCCCGCCTTCATAGGCCCGCCCTCGAGGAGCTCCTCGAGGGCGGGCGTGGGATCAGATCTGGAAGATGCCGGTCGCGTTGAAGTTCACGCGGAAATCGGTACCGTCGCCGGCGGTCTCATCCTGCCCAAAGTTGATATTGAGCATGAGCGCATCCACCGGGGCCGAGGCCGTATCCGAGTAGATGACCATGTGCCGGGCCGGGCCGATGGAGCCTCCCGAGGCGGTCCACACCTGGTCGGCCGCGTCGAACGTAACCGTGCCGGAGCCCTCGACCCAGGTCGGGGTCGTCAAGTCCTGGCCGGGGTTGGTGTAGCCGAAGTTGGTCGCCAGAGCGTTGGCAACGATGTCGGATCGCTGGGTGTCGGCTTGGGTAAAGGTATGCGTCGAGTTGTAGAGCTCGCCCTTGAACGTGTCGCCGTCCATGTCGATGGTGTTGTCTCCGAAATACTCCACCATCTTGTCGTAGTTCTGAATTGTTACTGCCATGAGAGTCTCCTGGTGCTGGTCTGTGCCCGGATCTGCCCAGGGGGGAGTCTCTACGTGGCGGTCTCGATAAAGGCGGTATCACGCCATAGATGGATTACTCCGGGCCGACGTTGATCGTGGCGCCGGGTTTGCCGACGGAAGGAGTCTCGACACGGCGGTTGGTGGCGCCCTCGAGGAGCTCGAGCGAATGCTTGTACTCCTCGAGTTTCGCGGTGACACGCTGCTTCGCGTCACCCTTGTAGGCGCCGGCCTTCAACTTGCCGAGCAACTTCGCGTGTGCGGATTTGACTCGCTCGTAGCGGGAAATACTCATTGTTCGCGGTCCTCTTTTGCCAACGTGGTTTGCACGCCCTCAACATCCAGATAGCCCTCGGGGGTGAACCCGATGATCCACTGACATTTGACGTTCGTGCAAACTATAGCCGAGCCCTTGGCCCATTTCCGATCATGCTGGGAGTCCGGGCGCACGAATAGGCGAAACTTCATGCAGCCGCAGCGGCAGCGCAAAGCGACTTCGCCGGTGCCTGGGATGACTTGTTTGCCGGGGACGTGGAGGGTCGCCCTGGGCGTGTGGATGATGAGCTTTGACTTCCGCCGTTCGCAGGGTTCCATAGCGTGCCTCTCAATCGGGGGGTGCCCGTAAGGTGAGCATAGACCCGAACGCCTCGGATTCCCCGTCTTTTTCAGGTGTCAGGTTTGCTCTTTGGACAGTCGGCGCAACGCACGAAGAAGAACGGTAGGACCATCGTCAAGTTGCACCGAGCGCAGCCGTCCCGCGACCGCTGCCACGCAACGCGCGATGTCGCCACGACACTTGTCGCAGACTCCCGTGGTGCGCCCGCAGTCGGGGCACGGCGCCCTCGCTGGCGGGTACGGCTCACCGGGCTCGTACCAGCGGAGCGGCTCAGTGCTGGCGCCGGTCACGGGTGAGCTGGGCCGCCACGCCCTCGGCCGGCCAATACCAGTGAACGAGATTATTCAGCACCATCCACTTGGACGGCATCCCGAGGAGCTCGCCGAACACCGCCAGCATCGACAAAGTGGTCAGGAGCTCCGGGTCGGCCTGGCATCCCATGTTGGAAAGGCTCACATGGATCACATAGCCGCCGTGCTCGAGCTCCGAGACCACCAGCAGCTTGTGGGTGGGGCCGGCTTCGGCCGCGTACTCATCGAACGACTTCGGCGCCACCACCGGGTTGATGGGGTGCTCGAGGGCGTAGAGGATGAGCTCGGCGAAGGTCTTGCCCGGCTTGACGAGCGCGCTCACGACTCGGCCCGGCACTCGAGACGGCGCAGGTTCCCGCGTTGGTCATACCACGCACCGTTGCCGGCGAGCATCTTCTGACTCCGGCACTCACCCCAGGTCATGCCCTGGGCAATCACCGAATAGCCGCCCCTGGTGACGTTGACCGAGACCAACATCACCAGGGCGACCGTGGCCAACCTCCGCCCGATCACTTGTTCTCGTCCAGCTTGTGGTCCCCGCACCAGTCAGTCGTGAACACGGCCGGGTAGCCGCTCATGGTGGGCGCGCGGCGCCGGCAGCGACCCAAGGTGCTGACGAGCTCCTTGTCGGAAGCCAGATCGTAGGTGGCCTTCGCAACGTAGAACATACAGGTCTTGCACCGCATCCCGACGGCGCGGTGGCGCCAGGGGTCGTCCAGGTTCTTCTCGATGGTGACTTGCAGCAGATCCTCGGGGTCGATGTGGGGCCCGGACTCCTCCCCGACAGGCCGAGCCCTGGCCGGCGTCTGGTTGAGGAATGACTCGCCTTGTGGTTCGCGTGTTGCCATGTGTTTGTCCTCAATGTGCGGGGTGCAGCGGCGCCACGTTGCTCACTTCCTGGGCGGGCGCCGGGGCCTCCTGCTCAGGTTGGGGCTCGTTGAACATATCGCCCTGCAACGGCTGGCCGATGGCCTTGAGGCCCAGCAGCAGCGTCAGAGCGAAACCCTCGGCGTGCTGGGGTTCCATCTTGGCGCACTTCTCGACCACGTTGAGCGCGGCGCGGTTCAACCCACGCGCCACCAGGCCATTCCTCGAGGCCGTGATGTCGGCGTTGATTTTCTTCCGGGCCGCGCCCTTGGAAGCGATCAGCGAACAGTGATCCACGATGGACTCCCGGACCTCATCATTGTCCATTGCGAGCTCGGTCTCGGTCTTGGGCTCGACCGCCTTGCCGGCGCCGCGGGCGCCCTTCTTGGTGACTTTCTTCGATGCCATGTTCTTTACCTCTCAGTAACGACGGTGATGAGACGCCCATACTGCGCCTCGAAGCATTTCCGCTTGAGCTTGAATACAGGGTCCAAGCCCTGGGCGGCCTTCGGCTTAAAGTCTCCGGTGACGAGCTCGTCATCGCGCACGTACTCAGCGTCGGCGACGTACTCGAAAACCTTTATCACGCCGGCTGGCCCGTCGATGTGGATGGGGTACCGGGGATGGTGTGAGAGATCGGCGATCAACCCGTTGTCGAGCTCGCGCATGAGGCCGACAAACCACCGGGCCTCGCCGGCGGAGTCGTAATGGAGGAACTCGGCGTGCCCGCATTGTTCGCACCTTTTCGGTCGCTTCTTTTCGTGCCAGGCCCGGCAGGCGCGGCAGGTCCAGATCTTGTGGCTTTGGCCATAGCCCTCGATGCGCGTGGCGAACTTGCCCGGCATCTTGCGCAGGAATAGGACGGGCGGGCTCACTTCTCGAGCTCACCCCCGACGTGGCACGTTGTCGCCTCCGCGAATCCGAGCTCCGCCTTCGCTTTCTTGAGCAGGGCCTCGAGGAGCTGACGCTTCTTGCCAATGGTCGAGATTCCGTAGAAATCACAATCCGCGAGGATCTCCGGGTCGGTTGGCCGAGAGCCGGGTGAACGCTGTGCCCGGGTGATGGCGAGGCGGAGCGAGCACCGGGCCGCGTCGGGCGTCACGCCCTGCAAATGCAGAAGGAGCTCAAAAGCCCCTTGGGGATGCCCTACCTTTATCAGCTGGCCGACCAGGCTCCGCCATTCCGCAGGTTCCCCGTGGAACAGGGTGCCAGCCATGTCCCAAATCCGCTTGGTGATGTCCTCAGAGACCGGGGTCGCCAGCGCCTCGACGAATTGCTCGGTCGAGACCGGGACGTGCCCCTGGATAGCATCCAGGCAGAGCTTGACCGCCAGATCGCGGCGTTCCGCATTGAGAGCTTGTTCGACACGGGTTACGAGAAACTCCGCGTTCACCTGATGAGTCGTTGCCATGATTGAATCTCCCATAGTTCCGCTGGAGCGCGTCCTGACAGGGATGTACCCCTGGGCACCCGGCGGCTCGACCCCTGACCCGACGATCCACTTATCGGCGGCGGTTTCCATCCTTTGTGGTCGCCAGCCCACCCCTGTCTATCGCCGTTTATCCCCCGCGAGGGGATGCCGCGCTCATAGCACTGGATCGTCGTTCTGGATCGCCGAGCCGCCTTATCGTGGGCCGTGCTGATCAGTGACCGCCACGTCGACTGCTACAGGAAGGAGGGAGGAGGAGCCGGCCTTACCGCCGGCGGGGTTCAGTTCCCTCGAGGCTGCGCGCCGGCTGGGACATCCAACAATCCACACAGGCTGGAAGCGTTGCGCTTGGAAGGAATACCGGCACGCAGGCTCGAGGGAACTGATAGATGGCTCATTGAACGTCCCATAGAGGGAATCTACTTCATGGGTGGCCCAAAAGAAACCCCGGCTGGGAAGGGGGGTTGTGAAGGGTCCAGCCGGGGGTGTTGGAAAGGCGGGGTCGAATCGCCGTGGGCGTCTTATCCCACAAATGCGCGTTGCGTGCAATATCCTCGAGGAATATCATTCGTAGCGGGACATCACACACAGGAGAGAAGCATGGCCTTCATGTCCATTATCTGCCCGTGTGGCGCCTGTGGCGCCATTATCAACTGCAACCCGGACCTGGTTCCGTCCCTCAATATCAGCGGCGAGAAGCGGGCCATCTGCCCGACCTGCGTGGACCGCTGGAACGAGCTCCACCCCGAGCTCCCCAACTTCATCCCCCACGCTGACGCCTACCAGGCGCAGGAGGTCGAATGAAAAACGAACGCGAATATCGACGGCAAGAAAGCAAGAACCGGCGACTGCTCGCCCAGCTGGCCGCCGTCCGAATGCACCTATCGGTGCAAGCCAAGCGGCTGTCCGGGATTCAGTGCCAACTCCAAACCACGGCCCAGCTCATCGACCAGGTGATCGCGGCCAACGACGAGAAGGAGAATGGCACATGAGCGACCGCTGCAAAAGCTGTGACGCAGAAGTGAAGTGGGTCCGAATGGTCACGGGCGGCAAGATGCTCGTAAACCTGCCCCCGGAGAAGCGGATCATTTTTCGGCCAAGCGGCGGAGTCGCTGACGCACCAGGCGGTGTGCTGGGGGCTGTCGTCGACGCCTATACCTCCCACTTCGTCACCTGTCCGAAGGCCGACGAGCACCGGAGGCGCAAA